GGGTCATAACCATGTTCAGCGACGTACCAGCCATAGATGCCTTGATGCCGCTGTTCGCCATCAGGCCGGTCATCAGAGCCACATCCTGAATGGAGTAGCCGAGAGAACCAGCCATCGACGCAGCGTACTTGAATGTTTCGCCCATCATCGACACGTTCGTGTTGGCGTTAGATGATGCGGCAGCCAGCACGTCGGAGAACATACCGGCATCGGACGCTTTCAGCCCAAAGGCGGTAAGGGCATCGGTTACGATGTCGGAGGTCGTACCAAGGTCCTCATTCGATGCGGCGGCCAAATTCAGGATGCCTTCAATGCCATCCATCATGTCCTCGGTCTTCCAACCGGCCATCGCCATGTAGTTGAACGCCTCAGCGGACTCGGTGGCAGTGAACTTGGTCGTCGCGCCCATCTGCTCGGCTTTCTTCGTGAGCTGGCCTAGCTCATCGCCGGTGGCTCCGCTGACAGCCTGAACCTGAGACATTGCCGCCTCAAAGTCCTTTTGGGTGTTGACGGTATCTGCAAGGCCGAAGCTCACGCCGAAGAACGCCCCTGCTTGAAGCAAGGGATTCTTGAGCAGATTCAGGACAGTGCGGACAGGCGCAGTGGCGAGGTCAACAGCCTTCAGCGTGAAGCCCCATGTCTTGCTTGTGAGCGATTTCAGGTTGCCGCCGAGGGTCTGGAGGACAGGTGCGATTCTGTCCTTGGCCTCCAGAGCGATCTCGTACTTCTCCTTTGCCCATTTTGCGAGGGACTTCTGGGTCTTGTCGGCCTGTTCGTCGAACTTGGTGACATACCTGCGGGTACTATCTACGGACTGCCCAGCTTTATCAGCGGCATCGCTGAACTTGTCCATTTTCTTGGTGACGTTGGACAAGGCAGGGTCGGTGTTGTCAATGGTTTCGATGGGAATTTCAATGCGAATGGTTTCAGCCGTTGTCATCCCCTCCCTTCTGCATGGATTCGATGGCTATTCGCGTTGATGCGAGCACAAAAGCCTGTACGCCGCGAGGCTTTTTGTAGAACTCGTCAGGGGTCATGCCGGTCTTCTGGAAGATGTGATGCAGGAGGCACAGCTTCCCGCCGGACCGAATCAGTTTTTTGCGACTTCCTCCAGATTGGTGTCGAAGCCGCTCAACTGGTCGATGGCCTCCAGAACACGGTCCTTCTCACCTGCCAGCAGAGAGTATTCGATGACATCCAGCGGTCCCATGATCTGAACATCGCGGTCGCGCAGGGCTTCCCAGACGGTCTTGTTGTCCCACAGCTTCTCGCGGTCCTCCTTGACGGTGGCCCGATAGATGATTTCGGAACGGTACTTGGTGCTGTCCGTGTTCTCCGGGAGCTTCATACCGAGCTGCTTATTGCGGACGTACTTGGTGTGCTTCTCGCGGCAGCGGTTGTAGTCATCGGCGTTCAGCGGATGGATGCGGAATGCGAAGAACAGGCGGCCGCCACGAACGATCTCGATGCGCTGGGTTTCGGTATTGCCAAAGCCAACGGCATCAATGAGGCCCTGAATGAAGGTCTCCTCGTTGGCCTTGATGACGCTCTTGGCCTCATCCTCGGTGTACTCGGTATTGTCGATTTCGGTTTCAGCGGCTTCAGCGGCATTGCTCATAAGGGAAACGCTTTTCTTAAAGTCAGCCATTTCAGTAATCTCCTTTGCATAAAACAAAAATGAGAGGAGGCTCGTTGCCTCCCCTCATGCGGGTCAAATGTTGTGTTTCAGGTTAGCGGCCAGTGCCAAGCAGACTTGCCAGCTTGGGCGGATTGTTGACAGTGCAGTTGAACTGACGCTTGATGGCATCGCCGACAGACAGGTTGTGGATGTCGATGTCGCCGTCGGGCAGGACATCGCGGTACATCACGCGCTCCTCAGAGTCGTTGCGGCCCTGAATAGCGCCCTGAAAATTCCAGCGAGGAGAGTCGCCTCTCTCCATGGCTTCCATAACATCGGTGAAGAACTCATCGCTCTCGATGACCAGCTCGGTGAAGCTCAGGGATACCTTGTAGCTGCCGGGAGTAACGTGCTCCTGCATATCGCCAAGAACCTTGTAGCTGGCATTGGAGAAGTTTACGGTGGACTTGTAGGTTTCAACGGAGGCCACCATCACGCCGTTGTTGTTGTAGAACGCGCCGTCTTTGCCGCTTCTGGTGAAGCGGGAGTCGGCTGCGGACGAAGTATTGAGCATTTATGCTTCCTCCTTTACTTGCTGTCCGTGGTGTTGAAGCGGAACAGGAAATTGGTGTAGATGTGTTCAGCGGAATCCTTGTCGATGACATCGAGCAGGAACCATGCGCTGTCGCCTTCCGGGGAGTATGCGGGGTTCAGGCCGACAGTGCCGGAGGTCAGCTTGCTCTCAGCAATCATCTCATTGATGATGGACTGGAGCGCACCGATGATGGCCGCGTGACCGGGATTATCGTTATCTACCTTGGCGGCCGTTGGTGGTGTTGCAGCGGCGAATCAGCTCGTAGCGGGTTTTGGTACGGCGAATCTTCTTCCAGCCATCATCGCGGTCTGCGGGCGGGGTTACAAGGGTGTTGATTGCATTGTCAATCCAGACCTGACCGCTCTTGTTCATGGTGAGGACAATGCAGCCGCTCTGCTCAGCCTTGATGATTTTGGTGTTGGACAGAGGCTCGCCCAGCCCAGAGAAGCCGTTGATGACGGTGTGGGTCAGCGAGGAGCTGGATGCAGTGGAGCCAATCAGACCGGCCAGACGTGCGGCGGTCTGGTAGCCGTCCAGCGTGGTGCTGCCATACTGAACAGAGCCGTTCAGAACGTACATCATGCGCTCGTCGTTGAAGGCTGCCGCATGGCTCATGCGGGTGTCGAAGTCAGTATCCTTCTTCTCGCCGACAACAGCGGTCATCAGAGAGCCAACATCCATCATGCGGGACATGAAGGACTGGACCAGCAGATGCACCGCGTTGTCCTCGGTGTCAACGCACAGCGTATTGATCTCGTAAGGCTCGGTCTGCTCCATGGCATCGGAGTACGCGCCGTTGTTGACGGTCGGGTTCGTGCCGGCGGTGAACATGGTCTGAGAGGTATCGGCCAGTTCCTTGGCGGTCTGGCCGCTCTTGGCGGTAGCGATGAAGTTGCTGGAATTGGCAAACGCCTCAGCCAGCGCACCGGCCTCGCCAGAGCCAGCAGCAAACTCGACCTTTTCAATCTGCTTGGTGCAGGAGTAGATGATGCACTCCTTGATGCTCTCATCAGCCAGCGTCTTACGGACGGTGCAGGTCAGGGGCTTTGCGCCGGGGTACTTGGCGGTCAGGGTGACGGCAGCAGCCGGGCTTTCGCCGGAGCTTTTCAGGTCGAGGGTGGCTGCCGTACCGCCAGTGCCGACACGCACGGCGATGATGGTCTTTGCGCCGCCAGCGATGGCCTGTGCAATAGCATCGGTGGTCAGTGCATCGCCGAACACATCGGTGTAGTCCTCATCGGAGGACATCTCAACCGCGGTGCAGAGCGGGCCGAAGTCTGCGCGGAACAGAACAGCAGTCACGCCGTTCACGGCACCAGCGGTTGCGCCAGTACCCTTCTTGCCGATGTGATAGTGCGCACCGGGGCGGATTTTCTTCTCGCCGGGAATATAGGAATCAGCCATATTAGTTGACCTCCTTGTTCAGAAAAGCTGCCACGACTTCCTTGGCCTTGGAAACGGTGCAGCTCTTGATGTTTGCGGACTTCATGGCAGCCTCGACGCACTCCTTCCGTGCGCCAAACAGTGCCGTGGCATTCGCAGCGAACTCGCTCACGCTGTACTCGGCCTCAACAGGGGTCGGAGCAGCGTCAGCAGAAGCATTTTTGCTTGCCATAGGTCTTACCTCCTAGTAGGTGATGTTGGGGTGTCTAAGCGGATAGCCGACGGCCTTGTAGCGGAGCAGACCGTACCGTGCGGTAACGAAAATCTGTCCATTCTTCAGGTAGTCGGATTTCAAATCTGCGGTCATGTGGTCGATGTACATGGGCGACCCATCCAGCATCTCGACCTCTCCATCGAGAGAGAGGCTGTTTCCAACAGCGGCGGCCATCTTCAGGCGCGTTGGGCTGTCAGGGCAAAGAAGCGACACGGCAATCTTGCCGTTCATCCAGACGACGGTGTTGGTTTCCTCCAGCTTGTCGATGGATGTCAGACGGCAATAAAAGACCGGGGCTTCTTTCGATGCCTCGGTCTCGTCGTCCATGTGGTCGATGCCTACAACAATGCTGTCCGGGTACATTCCCTTGATGTACCGTGCCATTGCCACAATCGGG